TCGCACTTCATCGGCATTGTTTCTTGTCAGTTCACAGCAGTTGTGTAGTATATTGAGGCAAACGGTACTACTTTATGCGCGCCTCTGAACTGCTTCGCAATAAGTTCGGCGTTAGTCAGCTGTATAAACACGAAGTCAAAGACGGCGACGAAACGGTGCTTGAGATTTATTGGCACCCGCTCACCATTGCAGAGCGCGAATCCATCCAAAAGAAAGCCGGTTCGGACGACGCAAACGACTTTGCCCTAGGGATGCTGATTGAGAAAGCGCTCGACGAAAACGGCAAGCGCTTGTTTCAGGACGGCGAAAGAGCGGTGCTAAAGAACGCTGTGGAAGCCGCTGTTCTGCAGGACATCCAGCTTGCGATGCTGGCATCCGGTGCTGAAAACAAGGTGGAGGAAGCGAAAGCAGACCTCAAAAGCTAATAGCGACTGGCTTTTCATGTTCTTCCTAGCCAAGGAGCTAGGAATGACGCTTGCTCAGCTATCGAAGAATTTGACGCAGGAAGAGCTAGTCGGCTGGGCCGCGTTCTACGAAATAAAGGGCGAAGAGGAGGAACGAGTCATGGATCAAGCCCGCACGTCGCGAGGAGCGCGAACTATGGCTTCGCGTTAAACTGACACAAGCCCCTCTACGTTTCGCCCGTGGCCAACTACGACGTAGACATAAATATAGCCCTACAAGGCTCAGATAGATTACGGGCACTATCTACAGCACTTCGCCAAGTAACAAAAGACGTTGGCAAGTTAAACGCAAAGACGATCAAGATTGGAAAAGAACTAGATAAAACGTTCAAAAAAGCCCACATTGAAAACGCCGATAACTACTCGAAAGCAGTAAAACGGGCCGAACGCGCTCTACGCAAAGCCGCTGCAGGCACACGCGAAGAGCGCGAAGCCATCTCAATGGTTGTACGCGCCCGCAAAGAAGCAAACGCAGAGCTGGAACGCCAAAACGCTCTACTCAAAGAAGAGGAGCGAATCCAAGGCGTAATCAAAGTAAAAGCGAGTGACCGAGTAAGCGTTCGTTCTCCTTTGGCGTCTCCAGTATTCGGCGCTCGCGATATTGAAGGGTCTCCGATGGCCCGTGATTTTGGTTTTGAGCCAAAAAAGAAACGAGGTGGAGGAGCTAAACCTGCCGGAGTAACTGCAGGAAAACGGTTTGGCGCTGCTGTATCTGCAGGTGCGTTTCCTCTGCTGTTTGGTGGCGGACCTTTGATGTCTTTGGGGGGCGCAGCAGGCGGCGCTATTTCTGGATCAACGTTCGGTCCGGCCGCTATTGCGCTGCAGGTTCTTGGTGGAGCACTTGATGGGTTTGTTGCTCAAGTAGCTATGACTGGGCAAGCTCTTAACAAGTTTACTTTTGACTTTACGGAAGTAACTAGAGCCGCAGGTTTAGCTGGTACGGCTACGGCTACATATATTGCAGAGATAGAAAAACTGGCCGACTCTACAGAAGCGCAAGAAATTGCTACTAGAGCTTTAGCAATTAATATCGGGCAAGACGGGGTGGACAGCTTAAAACGTTTTGGAGATGCGTCTGCAGACGCTTCACGTCAGTTTGCTCAATCTATGACCATGTTGGGCGCTGCTATTTCCGAAGTAGCAGGACCTGTAGCTCAGTTTGTAGCTAATGCTCTTGCTTCAGGGAATTTACTTAGGGCAGGTCGAGCAAATGCAACACAGGATCCAGAACTGCAAAGGCTTGCGGAACAAGAACAAAGCCTTTTACGCGGCAATTTTGACGGATCTACGCAAGAGCGTATGATGGAGATTGCCAAAGTACAGGAACAGATAAGAGATAGACAAAAAGAAATAAATATAGTTTTGCAGGAAACTACCCGGATAAGAGCAGAAGATTTACAGCGTTTAGATAATGAACTTAGTATTCAAACAGATAATCTGCATGTTTTAGCGCTTCGTAGAGAACTGCTTCAAAACGGAAAAGAATTATCAGAAGAAGAGCTTGCTATTGCTAAAGAAAACATCGAAAAGGGACGTATCCAGGTAAAGCGTGAAAGGCTGCTTCTTGAGCAAGCCCAGCTAATTGAACGAGCTAAGAAGGGCGAACTGTCTTTCCGCAAAGTTGCTTTGATTATTGCAGGCAAGCAACTGGAACTTGACGAAGCGCTGCAAAAGCTAGAAACAAAAGGTTCCGACAAAACCGGGCCGAAGTCCAGAGCACTGCAACTACAGGCGGCAATACTGCGGGAAAAACTAAAACAGTTTGGTATTGAAATGGACGTTCAGTCTTTGAACGAAACCACAGTCCAAAGTTTGCAACGGCAAAATAAGGGTATTGAAGAGCGTCGCGATAAAGAGATTCAGATTCTTGAATTCCAAAGACAGCAGGAAATTGCAAACAACAAAGTTGCAGGAGACACGAAATTTATTAACAAGTTGTACGACGAGCGCAAACAAACAGTCCGCGACACCCTTGGACTGGAGCTTGACCAGAACAACGCACGCATCAAGGCGATTGAGCTGCAGCAAAAATTAACTCGTATGCGCGCGGACCAGCAAACCGCAGGCATCGGACGCGGATTACGCCGTCAGATCGAAGATGCCCAGAGGGGCATGGCTAACCCGTTCGACTCCAACGAACTGCAGATGCTGCAGCTTCGCGTCGATCAAGTACGCCGCTCAGACGATGCCTATCGCTCTCTTAACGAGCGAATTGCGGAAAATAATAAAATTATTGCTGAAGGTGACCCAAATAAAGTTGAGAAAGCCCGAGCAGAAAATGAAGTTCTGCGGGAACGTATTTCTATTTATCAGAACCTGCTGCCTCAGCTAGAAGCTGTTGAACAGGCACAGCTGCGTCAGCAGCAGATTATTGATCAACTGACCCCGGCAACAGAGGCATTTGCTGGGGCGTTGGTTGACACAGTTACAGGTGCTCAAACCGCGCAAGAGGCTTTTGCAAACTTCTTGCGAAGTGTGGCCAACATGCTGGCTGACACAGCCAAGAAGATGATCGCGCAATACATCGCGATTGGCATCGCCCGCATGTTTGCGGGACTGCCCTCGATGTCTAGTGGGCAGAGTATCGACATCTCTGCTGCTAATGCAGGCACTGTTAGCAGCCTTGGCGGTCTTGGTGCTGATGGATTGCCTGGAATTGGTTTTAGGGCTAACGGCGGGCCGGTATCAGCCAGGACTCCTTACATTGTTGGCGAGCGTGGCCCTGAGCTATTCGTCCCTGGAGCGCAGGGCAACATCGTTCCAAACAACGCCATGGGCAGCACCAGCGTCGTAGTTAACGTCGATGCTTCTGGAACGGAAGTCCAGGGCAACCAGGGTGGCGCTGATCAGCTTGGCCGCTTGATTGGTGCGGCGGTACAGGCAGAATTGATTAAGCAGAAACGACCTGGAGGACTCCTTACCCGCTAATGGCTACTTTCCCTTCGATCAATCCAACGTATGGGGCGAGCAAGCGTAGCCGTCCCAGAGTCCGCAACGTGCAGTTTGGGGATGGTTTTTCTCAACGACTGACCTATGGCCTCAACCAAGATCCCAAGCAGTGGAACCTGACGTTTGAGGTATCGGAGGCTGATGCCGACACGATCGAAACGTTTCTCGAAGCACGCGGTGGAGCGGAAAGTTTTGACTGGTCGCCGCCGGACGAAACCGATACCTACAAATGGATTTGCCAGGATTGGTCGAAGTCCATACCGTATTTGAACAGAGCCACGATCACCGTTACGTTCCAGCAGGTGTTTGAGGTATGAGCGAGCTTTTTGAAAATCTGCTCACGTCTAGCCCTTTTGCGGTTATTGAGCTGTTTCAGCTCCAGTTAGAGGCTGCTATCCACGGCAGCGATACGACGCATTACTTCTTCAACGGCGTCAACCAAAAGACGACGACTGGCCAAATAATTTTTGCGGGTAACACCTATATCGCATTGCCGATTGAGGCAGAGGGATTTGAGTTTAAGGGGGATGGAACGTTGCCCCGCCCCACGATGCGGATTGCCAACACCAACAGCTTTGTCACGGCTGTGTTGTTGGCTGTAAACGAGACAACGCCTGGCAATGATCTGACTGGAGCGAAGCTGACGCGAATCCGGACGCTAAGTCGTTTCTTGGATGCAGCCAACTTTGATAACGATACGAACCCTTATGGAACGCCTGACCCCACGTCTACAGGTGAGATGCCTAGGGATGTGTATTACGTTGACCGTAAGGTTTCTGAAAACAGGGACCTAGTTGAGTTTGAGTTGGCTTCAGTATTTGACATGGAGGGCGTTACCGCTCCGCGTCGGATTGCTTTAGACAATATCTGTCAGTGGACGTATCGGGGGCCTGAGTGTGGCTATAAAGGCGAGGAGTTTACAGAAAACGACGTTTCTGAAATTACTGAAGCCGCGCCAAACCTTACGTTCAACACTGGCGATAACCAGCTTACTGCTGGTAACGAACTGCTTGAAAACCAAGAACTGGTTTCATCAAATGGCTGGTACAGGTTACGTGTGCAGCCTGACGGCAACCTAGTGATTTACGACAAGGCGGGTACGGCTGTTTGGGACCACGGTCAAGGCGTTAGGAATCCCCAGGGTGCTGGTCAGTACAGGTTGAAGATGCAACCCGACGGCAACTTAGTGATGTATGACCGTCAGGCTAATCCTCAAACTGTGATCTGGACTGGCGAGGACACAAACCAGCGGGGTGCTGTATCTGCCGTTT